CTAAAAGATTCCCGGACTTTACTTCAGACGAGGATGATTCTAAAGTCTCTACTTCTTTTGGAGCAGAAACAATTAGCATGTTGTCTATGAGTTCTAAGGTTAAGTCTAGTATAACTGGATTGCTAGGAGCAGTCTCAAACATCGAAGCTGTGGTAGCTTGATAGGGTTTGTTTAAAACTACTTGCCCCATAGCAGTACTGACTACTATCTCTCCAGATGGCAGTCCGTCTTCTTTGGGTAATAAAATAATTAGCGACCTTCCTAATTCATCTACAGTAACTGTGAAGTCAGTGCCTCTAATTCCTATAGTTGCAGAAGGGGTATTAATCCTGATGTTTTTTTTCTTGATGGTCGACAGCTTACCCGTTATAAACCTTCCAGTTCCTCGGGCAAACTCTAGTGCCATTTTTGATTTAGTCGGGTCCGGGTCATAGACAAACTCATCTATAACCAGTTCTGAATGTTCGGTAAGTCGTATTTGACTTTCATCTAAGAATGTAATGCCCATTCTTCCATTAGAAGTTTGAACATTATCAAAGCTATTTATATCAAATTCTAAAGCAGCCTTATACGTTTCATCTCGTACGACTCTACCCGAACCCTCTAATTCTGTGATACTTCCTATATCAGCATGAAGTGGACGTACCACCATCAGACTGTACAACACAGACAGTACCATTGCTGCCTGTAGAAAGTATTTTAAGCCAATCATTATCTAATGTACTTTGTTGGTCTATGTTAAATGTTCTTGAACTACCTGTTTGGTCTAAGTAGAAGTAACCTCCTGCGTAACCATCACCATCGAAAGTTACATTATTAGAGTCACCATCAATATCAACAAAGCTTGTACCTGAATCGTAATCAATATCAAAGTCTAGTGTGTTACTATCACCTTGTATAATCCAATCTAAATCAGTACTACTTGCCATGTCTGCTGTTGCTAGGTCTAAAGTAAAAGTATTACTTGTACCTGTTACATCTACATTTAAGTTTGAACTGTCTGCTCCATGAGTATTTGTCGGGTCAACCTGTATATTAAACGTGTTGCTATCCCCATCAAACTCAAAGAAGCCTATCAAACTATCAGCCAGAATATCTCCAAGAAATTTGTTTGAATCACCTATTTGATTTATGTCTAGTGTCATACTAGCCCCATCTAAATCTAAAGCTGTCATGCTTCCTGCCGATGCATCAGCACCACCAATGATGTTGCCTGAACCCAACTGCTCTAAATCTATATTGGCTGTAGCTCCGGCCTGTTCAACAAATATTTCGTTGTCAGCCCCGAATGCCAATGCACTCGCCACAATCAATAGGCTCAATAATAGTTTCTTCATATTCCCAATATCCTCTCTCTATTCCTGTCTCTATGACATTTAAAACACCTGTTTCTACAGCTCGTTGTAAAGCTATGGAGACAGATTCGTTTTCTGTAAACCCTCCTTCTACCTCAACTAATTCTGTACCTAGCTCTATAAACCTAAATACATCTTGTGATAAACCTACAGATAAAATACTTTTAGAGACTAACACCTCTATGAGTACTTCACCTGTGCTTACAGAAACCAATCGTAGGGAAATACTTACTGTATCTTCCCGGTATTGTTTGCTTGTTCCTATGCCTAGATAACGAGCTCCCAATCCTCCACTTGTTGTATTAGTATCATAACTAATAACACCGCCTTGAACTAACAACCCTGCAAAAAGCAAAGGTTTTAATTTATTGTCCTCTTCAAATTCTTTTCTTGTTGTTCTTATTAGTTGTCTTTCTTTTGTCAGGTCATCTAACCCTACTCTTTCTACAACTTTGAAGAACTCCCCGTTTGCAGCATGTTTAAAAGCCCTGATTAAAAACGCTTCAGGAGCCTGTGTAATCGCTGTACTAAACAAAGCAAACTCACTATTGCTTTTACGTTGCCCTGTCAAGTCTTTGAAGCTATTAGGGTATACAGCAATTGTAGGTTTATTTATAGCTGCCGGTAACTCTTTTAATTCTTTTGATTGTAAATCTAATACAGATGATTCTTGTATAACTATGTTTGGTATACCGCCTGTAGTTAATAATGAATCATACTTTAGTGCACAACTAGAAAGTAAAAGACCCAATAGGCAAGGTAATAATTGTTTCATTCCCATCTGCATCCGTTATTTTTAGTGTGATATATTCCCCGTCTGATTCATACTCAATCGTATTACCTTCTAATTCTACTTGACCAGACTCGGATGGATTCTCTCCAAATAAATTTTCTACTAACTGTCTGGATAACTGTGCATAGATACGTGACTCTAAGTTTCTAATAAACCTTGCAAGTGTTGTGTTCTTTGCATCTCTTTCAAGCTCATCTTGATAGGCTTTTATTTCTGCTTTGATAGCCTCTTTTCTATTGAACTCTTGATTTTCTATTGTCAAATAATGTGAGCTTGTATTTGTGCCTGAAAAGCTAGGATTCTTAAACTTATGCACCATCTGGTCTGCAGATAAAACACTTATAAAAAACATGGAAGCGACCATCAAGCTAAGTGCTAAGACTTGTAAGACCGACATAAAAGCTATCTGCTTCATAGGATGTATATCTTCAATCTTAGTCTTTTCTTTGGTCATCTCTATCTGCTTTTGCAATCTTGTTGCTGTCTATAAGTTGTGGAACTCCTAGTATAGTTTTGATAAGTGTATCTTGTCTAATAATCTCATTGTCTAAACTACGCACTCTGTCTATCAGAGCTACCAAGATACCATGTTGTGAATCCAATTTAGTACCAAGGCGGTCTTCCATTTGAGCTATCTGGTCTGCAACTTTATCATCAAGTACATCGAGTTTAGTCTCCATGCCATCAATAATTCTGTTGATAAGCTTCCAAATAAAAAAGCCTAATCCTAATGCAGCAGCGATAGGAAACCCAACTTCATTAATAAATTGAATCGCTTGTTCCATTTTTTAAGGTGCACGTTCCCTGTGAAGCTAACAATAGCGTTCGTTAAAATTCTTCTTAAGTTTTAGTAGGGGTTAGAAGAAATAGTAGTATCCCGAGACTACTAGATATATCCAACCAACAATACATACAACGCAGACACTATCGGTCACTGCTTTCAGTTGATTTACACTCCTTTTTATTAAGTTCATTCCATCTTAGGAATTTTTTGGTTTCTAAATCCCAAAACAATCCTTTGTAACAATTATCGTTTTGAGAGTCGTCTTCTTCGTCTGCGAGTCCGAACCAATTCCATCGTCCGTCCTCGATAACGTCTTTTAATGTTTTCATTAATCTGATTTATTTGAAGCTCCGAAGTAAAAGCTAATTACTGCGGAAGCTAATCCACCTAGATATCCTAAGACTAGGTTTATCAAGGCTTCTGAATTCTGTTCTGGTGGTTGAAGAGTTACTAAGAATATATAACCCATGAAGCCACCAACTACGGATACACCTACGATTCTAGCTGTCCAGTCTTTACTAAAAGTTTTTCTAGCATCTTGACCATCAGCTACTTCTAATTTAAATACATCTACATCAAGCTCTTTCATCTGGACTTCAAAAGCTTGTTCAGCTTTCTTCAGCTCAAGCATTTGTTCAGGTGTCGCTTCTTGTACTGCTTTCTCTATAGCCTTTGGTGTATTAGGTACTCCCAATACATCAGCTATCATATTAGCTGCCATTCCTCCCATAGGTCCGCCAAGAGCAGTCCCTAGTGTAGGAGCAACAGCTCCAACTATATTTTTTAATAATCCTTTCATTCTTCGTCCTTATATATAACTTGCATCAAGTCTTCAAACATATTTCTAAAATCGTCTAAAGACATGAAGGGCATATCTTGCTTTACTTGATGTAGGCAGTATTGCCTGTAGCATCCTTCGAGTTGGTCCTCTAAGTACAATATCATTATAGCATCCTTATCGTAGTTTGTCAATAGCTATGACAAAATCTTCAACTCTTACTGGTGTTTGTTCTTTCCATTTGGATTGACCATCCTTTCCAGAACCTGTTGAGACTTGTCGGATAGCTTCATCGTAGTCTTTATTCTTCAAAGCTTTGTAAGCTGAAGGAAACTTATCCATCCATCGTGTGCCTAATTGAAAATTAACCGACCCTAATACTATAATAAACTCTGCATCTTCAATACCTAAATCTTCTATTTGTTGAGCAGCAGCTTCCCATGCCTTTGCAGCATCTGCTTCTAGCCATGCAGTGCGTTGTTCTTCTGAAACTTCGTCACCTACTTGGTAGACTTGACGTTCTCTTTCAGTCAACAAGTGCCCTACACCACATGTAGGCTTGCCAAGACTGTCAAGATATACACATTCCTCGTTACCTTCTCTAAGTTCAAGGTGTTCTAAGTAGTCGTTGTATTTCATTCTGATTGAAACCCAAGTCGATTCATCTCTTCTTTAAAAGGCTCTCCAGTTACTTGATTTCTTCGTGTGGCAGGGTCCTCTTTTGTAAACGGAACATCTGCTATTCCTGTAACAAGTCCACCTTTCACTTTTTTCTCTCTTCGTTCTAAATCTCTTTGGTCAAGTAATTCTGTGAGCTTTTGTTGATAGATTTCATACTCTGCATTTACACGAATTAATTCTTCTTCTAACTCTTGAATCTGTCTATCAAATTCTTCTATAGAACCAAAGCTCATTAAACCATACTTATCATAATCGGACTCTAAAGCTCTTATCTGCTTCATAATAGAATCAACTTTTTTTTGATGGACAAGCTCTCTAGTTTTAATGTTTACATCTAAACTTTGTGGTCTTAACTTAATTCCTAAACCATACGCAATAGCAGCAAATGGATTATCTTTCGTAGCATATTCTGAACCTTCTGCACCTCTTTCAATAGCTTTAGCTTTTTCCCATTTTTTAGAAGCAAAGGTTCCGGGGATACCCGGTATATTAGGAGGTAATCTAGATAGAAAATGTAAACCTATATCGACATAATCTTCTTCGTCAATACCTAAGTCCTCTAAAGTTCGACCAGTAAACGGGTCGGTTTTAAAAATAATATTTGATATAGCATCCCAATATAAACCTCCCGGTTGTAAAGGGCTTGGTAATAAAGGTACTTGCGTTCTAGTCTCACGTTGTTCAAAGATATCACCGCCCGGAACCCACCTAGCATAATCAAAATATAAAGAATTACCATACTTATCATCAACTGGCATACGAATAGTAGTGTTAGGCATCAGGTCTCCAATAACAGGAACATCACCAAACAATCTTTTATTTTGTTCTTCTCGCATTGTTAAGCGGTCTATTTTTTCTTGTGTTGCTCCGCCTTCAGTCATATATGAAAATCCTTGATTCAGACCATGCCCAAGAACAGCCCACTTTGCAAACTTGTGAGGTCTTAACGTAGCTGCTTCTGCTAACAAAGGAATAACTCTATAAGTATAACTAATAAATGGTACAAAGGTTCGTTTAAGGCCTTTTATAACTGGAGCATTAATATCGTAATCAATAAACCATTTTCTTGCATCTAACGCTGCATCAGTCTGTGAGAAACCTTTATTTAATCTGTCCATATAAACAGCCATTCTAAATATTTGGTCTTCAAGTTGATAAGCTCGTTCCATGTTATCTAAAGTTAATTTTTTTAATTTATTATTTTGTAAAAATAACTTAGATTTTTCAAGAATTCCACTACCAACATCATCGCCTTGTAGTTTCATTAAAGCAGTTTCTATTTCTGATAAAGAATCTTTAAATTCTTTAGAAATTAAATCAGCATCAAAGATACCATCTATCTGAGCTTGTCTATGCAAAGCTGAATTAGGGTCTCGCATTTCTTTAATAGCTTTCCCAACTAACTTCAGTCCTCCTGACACACCTCCTTGTACATCAGCAAAGTCTAAAAGCATTACGTTTGAGGCTGTATTACCTACGTGAGTTCCTAAATTCCATGCAGTCTTTGTTTTTTTCCAAATACTTTGTAATGAGTTAAAACCTCTACCTATATCAGAAGAAAATTTATATAGACCTCCTTTTTCTCGAAGTATGCTATAGTTATAAATGTGATTTAAATCTCTTGCTACATCTTGGTCTACGTATTTGCCGGCAAGTGCTCCAAATCTTTTTTTATTAGTTCCTGATAAAATAGAATCAGACATCAGTGTAAATCTTGACTGAACATTTGGAGCTAACGCTTCGTATTCGACTTTATCTAAAACAAGATTTTTATCTTGACTAATTTGTTTAAAGAATTTAGCAGTAGCTATATCATTCGCAAGGAGTCTACCTGTCTCTGCAATAGCGTACGAAGCATCTTCAATCTCTCCCATTTTAGTACGTTCGGCTTTAGTATAATCTCTTCTTATTCTAACCTTACCATCTTTTAATTCTTCCAAAATTTCCCACCCTTCTTTTTTCCATTTTGAGTCGGGTTTGTTGTACGAAGTTAATTTTATTTCTTCTATCAATCCTCTAGGTCTTAATTCATCACCAAGAATTTTAATTTGACGATTATTTAAAGCCATCGTATTAGACCCTGCTACTTTATCTTCTCGTAGATAACTTCGTTTTAAATACGTATTAATATTTTTTTTGAAAATATTTTCATTTAATAAACGCTTATCAACTAAATCTTGTCCATGTTTAATTAATGCTGCTCGAGCCTCGTCATTAATTTCTAAGGCTTCATCAGATAACTTTTCTAACGCTCTCATATCACCCGTCATAAAATTGTAAAGAAGTTTTCTTTGTTCTTTGTTTAAATCTTTTTCCGCTTTTTTGACAATCTCTAAAAACTCTGCTCCAATTTCATTCTTATTAACTCTAAACTTTTGTCGCGCTGTGATGTATTCAGGACTTAATCCATAATCACTGATAATCCCTCGTCCAACAAAATCTTTGACACTCTCTTCTGGTCCAATTTTAATATTCTTAGCATAACGAATTCCACCGGCTAGTAATAAGCCGGCAGTTATTTTTTCAGCATATGTAGATTCATCGTCTCCATACGCATTATATCCAGTAATAAAACCTAACCCTTCTCCGGGATTGTTAAATACTGCATTTTTCATAGGAGTCCCTACGTAAGTTTGATACTGTTTTAGTAAAGGGCCTTTTAAAGTATATTTCGTTTGAGGAGACTTTAAGTTTTCTTTGATGATAATGTCTTTAGCTTCTTCAACTGTTCTGGCCGGTTTTTTATTAACTTGAATTTGTTGACTAATAAATTTCTTTGCCTGTTCTTTATTTTGAAATAAAGTTAGAGTTTGTTGTTTCCTTCTTCTATTTTTTAACTGAGCCTCGCTTTCTCCTTTTTTACGACCTCTTATAAGTTGCGGTTTAGAAATAACTTCCCATTGTTTAGGAATAATTTTATTGTTTTCATCTAGTGCTTTTCTAATGACATAAGTAGTTTTTGTTTCGGGGTCTGTGGTCGTTAGTATTTTATTCCCTTGATATGAACGAGGGTCCTGTGTGAAGATAATATCGTCATATTTTTCAACTCCTTCAGCCGATACATCTACAGCAGGTTTAACAGGAGCTTGTCCTGCTTTAGCGGGTTGTAAAGATTCTAAGGTAAACTTTTTGGAAGCAGTGTTACCTGTTTGTCTATTACTAAACACAACGGAAGCAATACCTTTTTCTTCATCAATGTTTACTATAGTTCCAGTATTTCCTCTATCAGGAGCTCTAATAGTAGACCCCACCTTTAAAGGTTTTTCTAATTCTTTTGCATCTACAGGAACATCATCAAATTGTTTAGGTTCAAACTCGTCTACCTGTTTAAAAATGCTGCTTTTTCCTCTAGCTTTTTGAATGCTATCAACAAGAGCTCCGCCACCTGCTCCCAAAACTGCCCCTGCCCCTAATCCTAACGCGATATTTTCTAAACGCTTACTAACTAATCCGGCATCTTCATCAACAAAAAACCCTGCAGTATCTTCTGAAGTATAACCTAGGCCCGACACTGCTCCTCCACTGACTGCACCATATTTAGTTAAGTCCGCTAGACTTTTTGCTTTCTTTCCTTTAGATATCCATCCAACAATAGGAACATAACTAATAGGGTCCGCCACAATTCCAGAAGCTAAAAAGGTAGCTGTTGCTTCTGTACCATATTCAGGATGAGCCAGAATTGCTCTAAGCGTATTGTCTTTTTCTTTTAAGTATTCATTAACCTCATCCATCCCAAAGGTGCTGCCAAAAATTTGTCCGATACCTCTGAGAGTATCCATTGAACCCATTCTGGCTGCATACTTTAATGCTTCCGACTTAGTTAATTTATACGTGGGATTAAAAGAACGAACATAGTCAATATGTTCTTGACTGTTAAAAACATTATCTGTCATAATTATTTAAATCGTATTTGTTTCGTTTCTTTATCAAATCGTAAGAGTCTTGTACCAGATAGTCCCATACCGGGGAATAATTTAGCTAAGTCATGCTCTCCAAGGTCCACAGTTGTAGCATCGGATTCAGAAATTTGCCTATTAAACGCTTGGTAAAAAAATGATTTGTCATCAGACAATAAGTTTTGTAAAGTTTCTCTTTGTGATTCAGGAACTAAAGTAGATAAATCTTTAAAACCTAAATTAGATATGTCTTTCTTTTGGATAGTTTGATAATCGTCTAGTTGAGACTCATAATTTTTTCTATAAGTGTCTACATCAAATCCAAGTTCAATAACTTCTTCTTGTCTCCCTCTTTTTGCTACATAAGTTCCATTTTTAGGTTCAAATAATAAAGAACCATCTTTACCTTTGGCTGTAGATTTAAATTCATCGTAGTGTAATTGAAAAAGTTCTTCTTTAGTTTTTTTATCTCTCCAATTTACCGCATAGTAATCATCAGGACTGCCACTAACAAGTTCTAGCACTGACTCTCCTGTAGGGTCTTCCAGAAACGCTTGAACGACTTCTGTGCGTTTATTAGGTTTAATTTTTTCTAAAAACGCTGCTCGCTTTTCAAACTCTAACTTAGAGTTCTGATTATCAGGAAGACCACCTGCAAAGATTCGATTAACTTTAGGAGGACCACCCTTTAGGTCTTCTTCTGTATAAACCAAATAGATACCATTACCTTCAGGCCCTTTCATTTGCTGATAGCTCCCCTGCCCTTTTTTTCCTTTTGTAAGTTGATTGGAAATATCTAATGCAACTTGTCCTCTATCGTATAAAGAATGATATGCTAATAAAGCTGTGTCAGCTTCTTCAAACTGTTTTTGAAATTCTGTCCCTGCTAACGCATCTTTAGCTCTGGCATTTCTTATTTTAAGAGTTTCTTCAGTTTCTCCTTTCATAAAGCCAGTTACTTTTGACCCTAACCACGAAGCTATATTTCGAGGTACTTTACCTTGAGTTTTATAAAATTCTTCAAAGTTATCGAATTGTAAATTTTTTTTAATCTCTAATAATTTTTTGTATTCATCTTCAGATGCTACAGCTAACTCTCTAGCTTTCTGCATAGCCAATGGACTATATTCAGCAGCAACAGCATTTGGATTAATTTTTAAAATATCTTCTTTAATTTTAGTATAATACTGATTAGTGAGATAACCATTTATGGATTGTTTATTTTTAATACGTGCTTCATCTTCTAGTTTAAAACTATCTAAACTCGTTAATGTATTTTGATAAGCAGCTCTCTTTGTAGCCTGATTAGCTTCTAAAGCATCTGCTTTTTGACTTATTGCAAAATTAATACCTGTAACTGCAAGGTTTGCTAGTTGTAATCGTTTAGCAAACTTCTCTTGCCTCTTAGCTTGTTCTTCTCTATAGTCACGGGCTTTTGCAAATTGCTCTTGTGCAAATTCTATACCGCCATCTTCATATCTTGACATCTTTTACTCCGGTCTTCCTAATAAACTTTCGGGTTGTTCTTGTGGTTCAGGTCGTGCTAATAAACTTTCAGGGACTTCTAAAGCTTCAATTTCTTCTACAATCTCTTGAGGTAAAACACCAGAAGGTGCTTTAGGCATATCGCCTACTTTTGATTTAGTAATCTCTGCTAAGTTTTTAGCTTTCATGTCAGCAATTTCATCTTCATCTTCAGGGTCTAAATCGTCTTCTTCATCTCCATATAGTCTAGGTTCAATTTCTGCTTTTTCTGCTAAAGCCATGAGTAAATACATTGTAGGCTCAATAAGCATTAACAGTAAGTCAGGATTCCACTTTCCTTCTTGAAACCCTCGTTGAAGCAACTGTAAAGTAATATCAGAAATAG